TTAAGGCCCAATATCGGCCGAGCGTGCCTTCAAGTCTGGCCGAAACCCTCTTCGCCCTTCATGACCTCTCGGCCCTTCGGCTGCGTGCCCTTGCGCGCACTCGTGAAGGGATTCGAGTCGGAGCCCGCGCGACCGCCAGACTTGCGGGGCTTACGTCCCGCGTGATGCATAGCCTTCTCGCCAGAGACTTTCATCTCGGTCTTGCCGCCGTGCTTACGCTTCGCTCGGCCGCCCTTCTTCATTTCCTCGGCTTCCGAGTCGACTTTCTTTGCGTCGGTACGAGCCTCCGGCTTGACCTTCAAATCCTCTTCCGGCTCGTTCGTCCCGCCAGTAGCTTTGCCCTTGCGACCTTTCATAATTCCGCTCCTACCTACGAGGCTAAGTTGATGCCGTTGATGTATTCGACCGTGAACGTGCCCACACCGCCCGTCCCGGAACCCGACAGGATCACAATCTGCACATCCTGCGTGCCGACGTTATCCCAGTTGCCGATCTGCGTGGCACCCGTTCCCGGCGTGATCGTGATCTGACCCAAGGTGCCCAAGCCCGTCACCGCCTGCGTACCGGTGAACGCCGTCGCCGACGCGCCCGAACCCACCTCGAGAGTCGTCGTGGTCGCCCACGCCGTCGTCACCATGAGCTTCATCGCCGTGATCTGCGACTGCGCCGGAATCACGATCGGACACGCAAACTGGTTCGTGGTCCCATCGTTCGACGCCTGCGTGATCACGCACGACTGCGCTTGCTTCACCCAGCCGCGATTCGCGGTGCCCGTGGTGCCACCGACGCCTGCCAAGTTGTTCGTGCCGTCTGAGACTTGCACGCCACCCGCCAAGAGCGGACCCGCGAACGACGTGCCCGGAAGCGCCGGGTTGCCGTTCGTCTGGGTCAACTGGCCCGGCTGAATGTCCGGGTAGGCTTGGCCGCTCGTCGGGGCGATGTAGGTCGTGGTCATGCGTTGCCCTCTTTATCCATAACTCCACAGGTCAGCGCAATACCCAATGTAACCAATAGTGCGTATTTCATTGATTTATTACGAAGTCGGGAATGCACCGTATAGGCTACGGGGGTTAAAATACGACAGCGAATAGCGAGCATAGGCCTTGACTAAAAGGTTATCGGTGACAAAGTCCACCTGCATATCCGTCTCAAACGGAATGCGATCCATGTACGCCAGGCCCGCGACGTTCGTGAGCAAGTACCACGCGTAGTTCGAGGTCAAGAAGTCCATGACCATGTAGCCTTCGGGGATGCCGCCGGCCGTGGAGAGGATTTGCGTTGACATCGTTGTCCGCGGTGCCGGGACGGAGTTCCGTCTTGGTCAAGCGAATCGCGACCGGCTCCAAAGCCGGGGGAACGATGAGCTTGCGACCGCGCGAGAACATGCGAAGGCCGGCCTGGTCCTTGAACGCGGTACGGATGTTGATCATGCCGGACAGCAAGGAGGCTTCGTTCAGGTCGAGCTGCGTCGAGAACGTGTTGGCGTAGGTGCCGCCGTCGATCGGGTGCGCCGTGGAGCAGAGCGCCACGCCGTCGCCGCCGACTGCCGCGTTGTAGGTCGTTGCGGTGTTCAAGACGTTCGCTGCGTAGATTTCCTTCGTCTGCTGGAACGACTCGATCAGGCCGAGATTCGACGGATGGAACTGCGTCTTGTACAGGTTGTCGTCGATCGCCTTGCGGGTGATCGCGTAGCCCAACGCAATCTCGTTGTGCTCCTGGTTGTAGACGTAGCGCTCGCCCGCGTTGTTGTCGAATGCAGTCTGACCACCTTCGGTCTTGAGCTGCGCAAGCCCCAGGTACCGCATTTCGGCGGTGCGCTCGAGGGCGAGCTTCGAGTCAAACTTGGTGAATACCTTGTCGTACTGAGACGGGATCTGCTCGTACTTTCCCTCGATCCCGCGCAGTCCCGGGAGAAGGAGGTCTTTGATCGCACTTAGGTTAACGGCCATGGGTCATTCGCTCCTATTAACCAGTGTACGAAGTGAGGTTCTTCGTCTCGACGTTGTTGAAGGCCACGACGCAGTAGTTGTATGCGCCGGAGTTCGTGCCGTTCGCACCGGGCGGATTCAGCACAAGACTCAGGAACCGGAAGGGATACGCAGATCCCGTGGCCGGCGTGTGGATGATGTAGGCGCCAGAGACGCCGTAGCCCGAAACTGCGGTGCCCGTGCCGATGTTGAAGTCGACGTTCGAGCCCACATTCGCCTGCGTCACGCCGGTCGAATCGGCCTGCGCCAAGAACTGCGCGTTCGGATCGTTGATCACATAGGCTTCGATGGTCGACTGGTTGCCCGAGGACACGGGCGAGCCGCCCGGCCAGTAGTTCGACCACACGGTGCGGCTGATCGAGGTCGATAGGTATTTGCAGCCGACGAAGATGCCGGCGAGCGTGATGGTCGAGCCACCCGCAGAACCGACGCCCTGGATCAGCGTGCCGTCCGTGGTGGACGCGCGCGTGACGGGGTCGCCGTTGTAGATCACCGTGGCGTTATAATCGATTCCACCATTGGTGAAAGCCGTCTGCTCGTAGGTCGGAGCGGATCCGGTCCCGGACCACTGCTTGAATCCAAACGGCGCGCTCGTATTGCTTGCCATACTGAAAACTCCTGATCGGAGGTCAGCATGGCTACCGGAGCTATGGAGGACCTGAAGAAACCGTTGTCTACGCTAGGCACCGGGCCTAGGGGTGATGTCAGACTGCACCGGGCAGCCTGACGTGATGTCAGCGATAGTCCTACAAGAAATAGGGGTTGTCAAGCGTTGCGTTGAAAATTGGTAGCAGGGGCGGGATTCGAACCCGCGACCTCCGGGTTATGAACCCAGCAATCTGACC